GTCGCCCGCCGCGAGCAGCTGGCGGTGGAGTTCCCCGGCCAGTTCGTCGCCCCGAGTTCGGATCAAGTGATCGAGGACTCGACGGGAACTCCCGTGCCGGACGCCTCGACAGAGCCCGCATCCTTGAATCAGGACAGCGGAACCCCGCAGGAGGACTGACCCATGGCACGCATCATCCCGAACGACGCGAGCTACATCGCGTTCGCGAGCTCGGCTGGCATCGCCTCCGCGTCGCTGATCCCCACGGCGGCCGAGGTCACGGCGGCGGTGAACCTCACCACGTTCATCATGAGCCTGACCGCGACGACCCAGGGCAACGTCCTGCCGACGCCGTCGTTCGACACCCTGTTCGAGACCTCGACGGTCGGCACCTCGAGCTCCTCGTTCTCGGTGGACTGCTACCGCGACGACACGGCGGACACCGCCTGGACCACGCTCCCGCGCAAGACCAAGGGCTTCTTCATCGTGTCCCGCTTCGGCGGACTCGGCGCGCTGCACAAGCCCATCACGGGCGACACCTGCGAGGTCTGGCCCACCATCGTGACCAGCCGCTCGATGGCCGGCATGAGCAACAACACGCTCCAGACCTTCACCGTGACCTGCGCGATCTACAAGGAGCCGAACGAGGCCGCGGTCGTCACCTGATACTTCTCCGGGGTAGGAGAGCCGGAAGGGCTGGGCGCGTCGGGGAACCGCGCCTCAGCCCTTCTGGCGTTCCGGGTGGCTACGATCGGCCCAAGATCACCTACCCGAAGGAGTCCCCATGACCGACGTCGCGACCGAGATCGCCCCCGCCTCCGAGGCCAACGTCCCCGCACCTGTCCCCGCACCTGTGGCACTCGACACCGGCATCCCGCGCGCCACCCTGGGCGACCTCCAGTCCAAGAAGCGCGCGCGCCGCGAGGTGATGGTCGAGATCCCGAGCGAGGACGGCCCCAAGAAGGTCTCGTTCCTCTTCGTCGCGATCAGCCGCAAGGAGTACGACCAGCTGATCGACGCGCACCCGCCGACGAAGGCCCAGATCGCCAAGGGCGACCAGTACAACCTGGACACCTTCGCGCCGACCCTGCTCGCCAACGTCTGCGTCGAGCCTGCGCTGGACGCGGTCGCCTGGGCCGGGTTCTGGAAGTCCTCGGAGTGGTCCCCGGGCGAGCTGATGGGCCTGTTCTACACCGCCGCGGCCCTGTGCAACTCGGGCTTCGACCTGGTCCCTACTACCGCGGGCGACTGAGGAGGGACTCCCAGCTCGCGCTCGAGATGAGCGTGTGCAAGGAGTACTCCATCCCGCACTCCACCTTCATGGCCTGGGATCCAGTCGACCAGGCCAAGGCCATCGCCTACCTGCTGCACGCCTCGGAGAAGTGCTCCTTGTGCGGAACCGCAGAATGGGAGTGGGACGAGGCCCAGGGAGGGTCCAGGTTCGCCTACGAGCCGGTGGAGAAGATCTGCATGGGCTGCTACAAGAAGCACGACATGAGTGACGGCGGCCCCGGGTCCTACATGCTCCTGGAGCCGACCGGGACTCAGGCGAGCGCGAAGCGCTTCATCGAGGCCGAGCGCGCCCAGGCTCGCCGCATCGCCGCCAGGAACAACCGTGAGTGACGACACGCGGGACGCCAACGTCCATCTCTCCGCGGACGTCACGGACTACCGCCAGAACGTCCAGAGCGCGGCCGCGGACACCGACAAGCTCTCGTCGGCTGTCGACTCCCTCGCGGCCCGCCTGGACGGCCTGGGGCGGCGCACCTCCAAGAAGCTGACGCTGTTCGCGGCCGCCGACTTCACCATGATGGCCGGCATGGTCGCGATGACGGCCAACCTCGAGAACCAGCTCTCCGCCCTGGCCGGGCAGTCCGCGATCACCGGGCGCTCGATGGGCACCATGACCTCGGGCATCCGGCAGATGACCCGGGACCTGCCCACCGCGCGCGGCGAGATCATCCAGACCGCGACCGCGATCTCCAAGATGGGCGTCACCTCGGCTCGCGACATCACCGGGCTGGCGGAGACCTTCACCAAGACCGCCGCGGCCGCCGGGGAGTCCGCGATCGGCATCGGGTCCTCGATGACCACCCTGTCGCGTCAGATGGGCACCCTGGCCGGCGGCGCGAACCAGATGCAGAAGTTCACCGATTCGCTGCTGCACGTCTCGGCGGTCGCCGGTGTCTCCGCGCAGTCGGTCGCGGACTTCTCCAACTCGATCGCCCCGATCGGCCGGGTCGCTGGGATGAGCCAGACCCAGCTGCTCGGCATGTCCGCCGCCTTCGTCCAGGCCGGCAACGACGGCTACGCCGCGGCGAATACCTTCAACACGATGCTCGCCGACATCACCCGTACCACCACCCAGGGCGGGCCGGGGCTCGGCAAGTACTCGGCGCTGCTCGGGATGACGATCAAGCAGTTCCAGTCCATGCCCGCCTCCGACCAGGTGCTGGGCATCTTCAAGGCGATCAACGACGCCGGCCCCAAGTCGATCGCGATCCTTGACTCGATGGGCATCGACGGGATCAAGGCCGCTCGAGCGATCCAGACGATGGCGGCGCAGTCCGGCGGCCTGGAGAAGCTGATCCAGACAGCGACCGGGTCCTACGGGGACAACTCGACGACCACCGGCTCCACGGCTGCGATGAGCGGCCTGGTCGACCAGATGGGCCGGTTCAAGAACATCGCGGAGGACATGGGCACCTCCATCGGCCAGGGCGTCATCACGCCACTGACCGGTGCCCTCAACGTGCTGAACAACATCCTGGGCCAGGCGGCCAAGGTCACCGGGGTGTTCTCCGCCGGGGGAGCCCTGGCGGGCGCCGGCGGGCTGGTCACCGGCGGGGCGGGGATGATCGGCACGATCGCGTCCTATGCCGCGATCCCGGCCACCCTGAACTGGCTGAAGAACACCAAGACGGTCGGCGCGTTCCGCGAGGCGCGTCAGGCAGGGATCGCCAACCGCCTCGGCCTGCCGGTCTCGATGGGGCACTACGTCGACCGCTACGCCAACCCGCTTCCTGGCGAGGAGGGGCACAACCCGAACGTCGGAAACGCCAGCCGGTTCGAGCGGTTCGCCTTCCAGGGGGGTGTGGGCCTGGGCAACCAGTTCGGCGCTCCCAGCACTGGTGTGCCGATGTGGCAGCGGGCGGCCGGGATCCCGCTCCGCATGATCACCACGGGTGCGAACCTCCAGCGCGAGTTCTACCGCGAGTCCCGGATGCCGGGCTACACCCGCGGCGGCGGCATGGACTTGATCAACTCGCTCAAGAAGAACGTCACGGCGAACGAGGTCCTGACCCGGTCGGCGTACGGGACTGCCAAGGCGCTCGCCAAGCTTGAGCTGACCGCCGCGGGCTCGGGCGTCTCGGCGGTGGGCTCGGCAGCGGGCAGGGGGCTCAAGAGGCTCGGCAGCGGCGCGATGGATCTGCTCGGCGGGCCCGCCGGGGTCGCCCTGATGGCCGGCCTCGGTGCCCTCCAGCTCAAGTCGATGAGCGACAAGCAGAACCAGGAGATGGCCGACCGGGCCACCACCGACCAGTTCTACAACCAGAGCGCGATCTACTCGAGCGCCCTGGGTCTGGCGACCACCAACCTCCAGGCCTTCACCGGGTCGCTGACCACCACGGCCAGCGCGGCCAAGACGGTGGCGGAGGCGCTGCGTAGGGCGTCGCAGACGGCCATGGGCACTCCGATCACGAACACGAACGTCAACGGGATCACCACCGCCGCGCAGGGAGCCGCGTACCTGCGCAGCCTGGGCAGCAAGGACCCCCAGGTGATCCAGTCGGCCGCCGCCGACGTGAAGTCCCGACTCGGGGACACCGAGGGTCAGAAGGCCCTCGACATGTACCAGAAGAACCAGAGCGGCGGAGCGGCGGACGTCGCCACGCTCGCGGGCGCCGTGGCCAACCCGAGCGGCGCCGGCGGCATCCACTGGTGGGACACTGCGGCCGCCCAGGGCCCCGTCCCCGGCACCCAGTCCGACCAGGCGGCCCAGCTGACCGTGGGCGGGATCCTCGCCGACGTCGCCAAGGCCGAGCCGAACGGGAAGAAGGCCCAGGCGCAGACCCAGGCCAACGACATCCGCACGGCGATCACCACGATCCTCGGCGGGAACGGGACCACGTCGCAGAAGATCAACGGGATCGACCAGATCGCGAAGAAGTTCGGGTTCCCCGAGGACTGGAAGAACGGAGACCTGACCGCCACGTCGTTCGAGGGGCTGACCGCGTCGAGCCCGAGCATGGGCCGGTGGATGGCCTCCCAGCAGAACAACAACGGGGTGGACTGGTTCTCCGACCCGACCAAGGCGCTGACCGCGGCCGCTACCAGTGAATCCAACCCGACCACCAACGCGCTGAACAGGGCCGGGTACAGCCCGAACAACACGCCCCTGGCGGGGGTGAACACCCTCACCGGCCTGCCGTCCGACCCCACCGCCCAGGGCAAGGCGACGCAGTACGCCTACACCCAGGCGCGGGGCAACGCCGCGCGCAAGCTCGCCGCGGCTCGCGCGAGCATCGCCAAGCGGATGGGCCTGAAGGCGACCGATCCCCGGGTCATCGCCGCCGCCGGAACGATCTCGGACTATCAGTCCCAGGACCTCCAGAACGTCGCCGGGATCGAGGGCGTCGACTCCGGGATCTACGGCGGCACCCTGGCAGCCAGCCAGTCCGCTCAGCAGCTCGTCGGATCGGATATCGCGCTCCAGGGCTCCCACCAGACCCGGATCCAGCGCCTCGGCTCGGCGCGCACCAGGCTCGACCTCGCTACCCAGGCCAACGCCGATCCGCTGAACTTGGACAAGGACAAGTACGCCAACATGCAGCAGCGCAAGGCCGAGTACCAGACGCAGCTGGCGTCCTACACCTCCTACCTCAACCAGATGGTGCAGGCCCAAGATCAGTTCAAGCTCCAGATGGACCGCTCCGAGCACGACTACTACCAGTCGCGCAAGTGGGCTCAGCAGGACTTCCAGCGCCAGTCGTCGTACTCGCGCAAGGACTTCCAGACCTCGATGCTGCGCCAGTCCCAGGACGCCGCGAAGACGATCACCAACCCCATGCTGCGTACCCAGAGCCAGTACACGACCGACGTCGGGACGCTCAAGCAGAACCTCACCGAGCAGACCAAGATGATCCGCAAGCAGGTCTCCAACCTGCGCAAGCTCAAGAAGCTCGGCCTGTCCCAGGCCAGCATCAACATGCTCGACCTGGCGAACCCGGCGATGGCTCAGCAGGTCGAGGAGCTCGCACAGGAGATGACCAAGAGCGACGCCCGCCAGATCAACGGGCAGGTCTCCCAGCGCCAGGGCGCGAGCAACTCGCTGACCCAGTCCGACCTCAACCAGAACTACACCCGGCAGGTCGCGGACTTCAAGAAGTCGGTCTCGAGGTCCATCACCGAGTACCAGACCGGGATGAACAGGATGGCCACCCAGCACACCCAGCAGGTCGCCAGGGCGAAGCAGGACCTCGCGCTGATGAGCAAGGAGTACGTGGACGACTTCACCACCGTGTTCAACAAGGCCCAGGCGATCGTGAAGACCAACCTGGGAACCACGGCGAACCTCACCATGGGCGAGCTCGACGCGATCAAGAAGGCCTTCCCGGAGTTCTTCACCACGCTGCCCACCACCGGAGGCGCCAGCACGACCGCCTCCACCGGGGACGGGCACCCGGGGACCCGGACCTCCACCGGAGGCGCCAGCACGACCGCCTCCACCGGGGACGGGCACCCGGGGACCCGGACCTCCACCACCCGGACCTCCACCGCAGCCCAGCGCGCGGCGCAGTCCAGCGTCGGGGTGATCTCGAACTCGGTGAGAATCGAGAAC